GTTTGAAGGTCTTTGTCAAAACTGATGAGGTCCTATGCAAATATGACATGGAGGAAGGTGTCCAGATGAAACCTAGACCCATCATCAACGTTGACCCACGGATTCAAGCCACTGTTGGACCTTACGTCCGCGCTATTACGGATATTACTAAAAGACAGTGGGCATGGAAGGCCGCTGATCGTGTACCCATTGTCCTTGCTAATGGCATTACTGTACACATTACATATGGCGCTGACGCTACAGATCTCAAATTAACGCATTGGATGCGTGAAGTTATGAGTATGATACGCAATGGTTTGGCTTTTATTATAGTCGCGGGCGATGATTCGTTGGTTATCTATCGAGATTTTGAAGGTAATCTATACGTTTTCGAAGGCGATGCGTCTATGTTCGATCAGTCCCAGTCCAAAGGGCCCTTAAACCATCAATTGAACACTATGCATAGATGTTCTGTTCCCCTCCGAGAGATTCAAATACTCGGTTGTACTTTCCAGGCCAAATATGTTGCTCATTCTCGCAATGAAGTTGGGAGAATTATAGTTTCCCATGAGCATCGGCCTATGCGCGCGACAGGCGGACCCGAGACATCTTGGGGTAATTCTAAAACCATGGGTGAAGCATGGATTCACGCACTGTCTAAGCTCTGTTTCCAAAACATACAAGAGAGCTTCCGGTTTCTCGGCTTCGACCTCAAGCTGAAAATTTTCACGGATCCACGTGAAGCCACTTTTCTTAAAGGGATGTGGTATGAGATCGATCAGGAGCTGTGGTGGGGTATGTTGCCATCACGGTTTTTGAAGGTCGGGAAGTCTCTCCGTGACCCGCGTACCCTCTACAAAGGTGATTTACGTACGTGTACTAAGCAATTTGCCAATGATTTGGCTTATTCAATGCACCGTTTTGTATTGCCTCCGCTTATGCGTCAATTCGTGAAGCGTTACATGGTGGCTCCGCCCAAGCGCCATTTTCCCACTGATTTGTGGGTAGAGCATGAGGACGGCGATTTGGGTCCTAGTCCCAAGATGAAGAACTATGAGTTCATCAATCAACGTTATGGGCTAGAGAGAGACATCTGGAAGGAGATGGAGCATCTGATTGCTACGAGTGAGCTCTTTAGTTTCCTCGAGCATCCAGGCTTCGAGCGTTTAGCGCTCGTAGATTACAGCTAGATTGCGTCTGGCTGTGGCTCGGCAGTAGAGTGGAGGTAGCCGAGAGGGTCATTATGCGGACCAACGAAAACGCAGGGCTTGACGAAAAACGTCAACGTAGCATGGAACAAATCACTGTTACCCCTTTGCCTCAAAGACAGCAGAGCAAACGTGTCTACACTAACAAACAACAAAAACAAACAATCAAAAACAAACCAAAACAACAACGCCAGCGCCCAGCAACCAAACCACTTGTCGTCAACGACAATGTCACAGTCCGGGCCCCTCAACGCGTACGTGGTCATCCTAACAACTACCTCAGGTCGTTGCTCGATCCTGAGCGATACCGGGATGTTAAAATACCAGAGACCTATGCACGTGCTACTGCCATGTATGGCCCATTGTCGAATGAGGACATTCCTTTCTTGGGTGAAACGGGAGTCGATAACCCAATTGAGCCCGAAGGTTCATACTACGGAGTTTCTACGTCCTCAATCACTGAGCCAATTCTAGTTTATGACTATCGTACTTCTGGTAACAACACCGACGCTTTGTCCTGTGCCTTTTCTCAGCAGACAGCTCAAACCGGACTCACGCCTATCACACCCGGGGGTTTCTCTGATGGCCAACAAGCGAATTCTCTTATGGTTTCACAGGGTTCTACTGTGAACATCAAAGGTCCTTGGACTTCAACCGGGGCTAGTGCTGCAGATTCTGCACAACCTCCTTTCAAAGGTGCTCTTGGCAACACAGAATACTACGGTTTCCCAGTTTACGGAACAGGAGTTGCTTTATGCGCCGCTGTTGCTATATCTAGTTCTTATAGCGGAATGCCGGCAACAGGTATTTTGCAGGTTGCAGCCGTGACGGAAAACGGCGAAACACCTTATAAGAACGTGACTTTGACCGCTGGTCAGCCTTGGTCTATAGTTGCGTTTACGAACGCTGATTTGACACCTATTTTGGTTCCAGGGCCCAGTTCTGTAGCGGGTTTTGGTTACCCACGTCCTGGTTTAGGTTTTCGTATCCGTAATGTCGGAACGAATGGAGACATCCCCCTAACTGGAGTGCAAGTCACTGTTTCAGGCGCCTCTAGTAACTCTGGCAAGCGATATGGTATGTTCCCTATAGAATACCCGGATAAAGCATCTATGGTCACGAATATCGACCAATATCGCATGAATTCCATGTCTCAGTGGATTCAGTTTCAGGGTTCTACTCTAAACAATGCGGGTCAACATGCCGCCTTAATGTATAGAGGTGGTCGCAGTCCCATGGAAAATGGGTTGATTGGTTATGAGTCCATCGCGGAGACACCAGGTTCGTATCAAGGTGCTCTAAAAGATGGATCTTACGGGTTTTGGGTTCCTTCAAACACCGATGATGTTTTGTTTCAATCAGTTGGCAAAGCTAATTCTCAGAAATGGGAACACCCCTACATTGTTTTTGGGGGGTTGATAGGTGATATAACTAGTCAACCAGCTAATGCTTTGCGGCTCCGTATGGCCGCCAATTACGAGTTTGTTAGTAAGTCTCAGATGTACACATATTCCTATGCAAAAGGGCATTATCTTGAGATGGTACATGCAGTCCAAGCTTTACGCGATGTCGAAACGACTATGGAGAATCCTATCCATTGGCAGCGTATCAAAGAAATCCTTAAGAAAGGCTTTGATGCAGCAAAAGACATCGGCACGTGGGTTAATGACAACAAGAGTTGGATTGTTCCAGGGGTCACTGCCGTGGGCAGTCTACTGTTGTGACTTTTCAC